AGAAACGTCTCATCGAGATCGGTCGTCATCATCGCCTCCTTCATCGCAAGGCCTTCAGTCGCTTGTCATAGGTCGCGCGCAGCTGCTCGAGCAGGCCGGCGGGCATCGTGCCCTTCGCGGCGCGCAGCTGTTTGCCGATCTCCTTGAGCTCATCCTTCGTGGTCGCGTCATTGATCGTTACCTCCCAGTCGAAGGCGAGTCCGGGGGTCGACGCGCTGGCCCCTCGCGCCCAAGCCGCCAGCCGCGCGCCGGATTCCTCCGTGATCGGCTGGTCGAGCGGGAAGAGCGCGCGATGCTGTTCTTGCAGCTTGATCGGCTGCGGCACCCCAGGCCGATCGGCCATCAGCAGAAAGCTCGCGGTGAGCTCGTACGGCAGGGTCTTCTCGCAGATCGGGATCCAGCCGTGGAGGCCGGTGAGCGACTGCTTCTCGCGGATCTCCATTTTCCCGCCCTCGCCGCGGACCATTTCGATCTTCGGCTCGGCGCGGAAGCACAGAATGAGATGCGCCCGGATCTGCAAGAGCCGCTGCACCATCTGCTTGTGCGCCATCTTCGGCCGGATCCATGCGGCCATCTTGCAGGCCTCGCGCTTCTTCCAGTCGTCGCCGGCCATGCGCTGCAGCTCGGCCTCCTGCCAGTCGAGAATGCCGCCCTCGCCCGCCCATTCGTGACTCGTGCTGTCGACGACGATGACCGGATAGTGCGCGGCGTCGGCGGCGGCGATCGCGTCGGCGTAGGCGGCCGGCGTGAAGGGGGGATGCAGGTCGCCGTGGTCGAAGCGGAAGCGATCCGCGTAGTGCTTCGCGCGGCCGGCCTCGGTGTCGATGACAGCGAAGGGGCGATCGCCGGCGATCCCGTGCGCGAGGCGCATCGCCGTGTAGGTCTTGCCGCTGCCGCTCGCGCCGGACAGGCCAATCAGGAGGCTGACGTTTTCGCGCGCGGCGGGGCGGAAGGTGAAGGGCATTAGCCTTCCTCCCCTGGATCCCGCGCGGCCAGCCGGTATCGGTTCTCCCACCACGCGCGCAGCACGCCCTCGCGGTACTGCTCGGGTGTCAGGACGTCGATTGACTCTGGCCGCAACATGTCGGCCCAGGCGATCCGCCCATCGCTCCAGAGCTGCAGATACCAGACGGTGAAATGCGGCTCGAGCGCGAGGTCTTCGAGCAGCATTCGGGTGGCCGGGTCAAGCGGTTCGCCCGGCCGCTTCAACTCTCGGACGAGGAAACGATGCGTGCGGCCGTCGTGGGAGATCGCATCGATGTCCATGAAGGAGCTGCCGCGATGCCCGATCCCACGCTCGAGTACATCCAGCTCATTCGAGATGCCGCATTTACAGGCGGTCCGCAGTTGCGTCATGGTGCCCACACCCTCACCAGGAATCCGAACCCCGCGAACGCCTCGCCAAATGCGGCCACGCGATCGCCGATATAGATCACTGCCTGGCCCTGCAGTGGGGTCGCACTCTCTCTGTTGGGATGCCAGAAGCGCACGCGCCCGGTCGGAAAACAGATCGCGGCCGCGACATCCGCGAGCGCCCGAAACCATTGCGTCTCGGTCGCGTTGTTCACCAACACGACAGCCGCGGGCACGGTCCCAGCCTGCACACTCAAGGCGAGCTTCTCGCAGAACTGCGACACCAACGGTTGGGCATAAGGCGGGTTCATCCAGACGCGACCATCCCACTTCTGCTCCAAGCCGTCATCAGCCTCAGTGAAGATGCGGGTCGCCCTGATGATCGCGTTCGCGGCTGGGGTCGACGCCGGGTCGAGATCGATGGTCCCGAGCGTGGCCCGGGCGGCATCCACGTACTCGGCCGGCGTAAACCAATCGTTCTCGCCGCTGTTCTGGCTCACGTGTGCGCCCTGCTCGAGCTCGAGGATCTTGATGTAGCGGGCCAGGGCTGCTTCGTATGTGGCCTCGAACGTCGCGGGATCATTTAATCGTCGACGCCAGCGAGCGATTGTCACGTTGTCTGGTAGGCCGTTTTTACCAGCGCGAAAGACTTTCCGATCTGAAAGGCTTTTGTGTGAGGGACGGCCTTTTAGCTTCTCGATAGTCCTATCCCACCACTCGACGAACTCGGCCTGCGCCGTCAGCTTCGCGCGGATCGCCTGCTGCAGCTGCGTCGCATCCTTCGCGCGGGCGAAGTGCTTCTCGGCCGCTTCGGCGACGGCAATCTGCTTGAGCCCCTTGTCCGGGTCGTACTTGGAGAGCGTCCCGTGCCGTCGTCTGGCAAGCGCGTTGGAGCGCATCACCGCAGCTCCTTCTCGAGCCAGCGCGCCTCTTCCCAGGCGGGCAACGTCGCGTAACACGTGCGCCGCGGGTACCCTGGCCACTCGTTGGCCTCGAGGCACTCGCGCCACATCTCGAGCGCGGTGATCACTTTCTTCTCGCCGAGCAGCAGCGTGTCCGGCGAGAGGCCGATCACCGACAGCGCGTAGGGCGGATACGGTTCCTGCACGGCGAAGCGGAAGATGGCGTCGTAGCCGGTGAGCGCCTTCAGGCCGCGCAAGTAGAAGGCCGCCTGGATGTCGAACCCCATGCCGAAGATCGATCGCGACCAGTGCTCCGGGTTGGCGGTGGAATGCGGGGTGGTCTTGTAATCGTCGATGCCACCAGGCCGCAGCCAGTCGAGCCGCGCGCGGCACCAGGTCGGCCCCTCCCGCCAGATCAGCGTCTGCTCGGGCTGGCCATTCGTGAACATGTCGGCGCCGCCGTCGGTGTGGCGATCGAGCTGGCCCCGCGCCGCAGCCACCATCGCCTGCACGTCCGCCCATTTCCCGGCCAGGAGCGGCGTGCGGCCGGCGGCGTAGGCCGCATCCCGGGCCTCCCGCGCCGCCTTCGTCCGGAAGTCGGGCGCGTCGATGACCGTCACGCTCGCCTGGCCCTCGAGGAGCAAGGCATGCGCGGCCGTGCCGAGATCAAAGTGCTCGCCGTTCTCCGCCACGGTGGCGGGGTTGAGCCGCGGGTGCGCCTGGAAGGCATGCGCGGGCGAGGCGTTGCACAGCAGCTTCGCGATCGACGCCGAGAGGGACGGCTCGGGGCAGCAATCACTGTGATAGACGGATGCGGGCACCTTGTCATAGATCCCAGGCGTGGCGATCACCATAGATGACTCCAGCGGTGCCTGAGCTTGATCTCAGATACGGTGGTCTGCCGAATGTTGTACGTGGCGGCGATATCAATCTGCCGTCGGCGATCGGCCCGAATAGCGATCACCTGCGTCGGTGTGAGCTTGCTCGAACCGTTCCTCTCACCACGTGTATGTCGGTCTTTTGATTTGGCGTCCGCACAGTTCTCGCGTTGTGTGCCGAGGAACAGATGATGTGGATTGCAACAGGGCGGGGTATCGCAGCGATGCAGAACATAAACGCCGAGCGGAATCGGCCCATACGTCAGGACATAAGCGATCCGGTGCGCAATGGCGGTCTTCTGGTGAAACGTGGTGCGCCCATAGCCGTCACGATCTTTCCAGTGCGGCCAGATCCAACACCCCTCAATACCAGCATGGGCGGCGAGGAAGGCGCGCATTTGGTTGGCGTGATAGATCCGCGCGGAAATGGTGTGGATCCCGACGTCGAGAGCCATGTGGCCGCCTTATCGCGTCCGTCGCCGGCCGAACGCCAACGACGGAAAGGGCTTCCACTCGCCGCGGAGGTACTGATCGATGAGGTCGGCGCGATACCGCACCCGTCGGCCCAGCCGAGGCCGTAGCTCTTCGAGGAATGGGAGACGGCCGGTCCGCTTCAACGTGTTGAAGGTCGTCTTGGCCATCTGCAGTTTCTGTAGAACCTCAGGCAGGGTGTAGCAGCGGGCCTCGTTCATGCCACCCTCGCTTTCGACCGCGGCAGCGCGCGGGGATCGGGGCCGAAGCGGAGTTGTAACGGATCGACGTGGAGCGCCTTCGCCAGGGCGACAACCGTTTCAAACACGGGCCGGGCTTTGGGACTGCTCTCCAGCCGGCTGATGGTGTTCTGAGCGACCTGGGCCAGGCTTTCGAGCTGTTGCTGAGTGAGGCCGCGTTGTTCACGGACGGTGCGCAGGTAGATGGGTTTCATAGCCTTGGTTGCCATCCTACGCACCGAAAATAACCTGTCAAGGATATCTAAATTCAGGCCTATTTCCGCTAATTGTGGAATGATGCCACAACATTATCCTGAACCGGATATACTGGAGGCATGAACTGGGCCCGTATTCGCAGTCACTATGCCACGCTCTTTGCCCAGAGAGGAATGACGCAGGAAGCGGTGGCTAAGGCTGGGCATCTGCATGCCCAGACGGCGATTTCGAAACTGCTGGATAACGAGAAGCGAGGCCCGTCTGTCGAGACCTTCGTCCGCGCAGTCCTCGGTCTGGGGATGACCCTGTCGGGATTCTTTGCCGGACTCGAACAAGCGTCGGTCCCCGAGCCGACGTCACGCCCAGTCGAACCCTCCATCCTTGAGCGTCTACAGCAGCTGGAGCGGGCCTTGGAGCTTCATTTCACGACGGTATCGCCGGAACTCGAGACGCCTGTGTCTGTCTCTGGTCATCACGGGAGGTCGCCTCATGTCGAATCGTCGCTATCCGGCGCCGGTGTTGTCCATCACACCACGATTGGACTTGGCCTGCGCGACTTCGAAGCGATCGTTAAAACGCAATTCGATCTACTCAGACATCAGCTCGAGAGACTTACGGATCGTGTGGAGCGTGATCTCGAAAAGAATCGAACAACTCATCGACGATCAGCCCGACCACGCGCGCGTCCTCGTGCACGAAATCGGAAAAGTGCTTAACCTCACAGGTCGACCAGACCGAAAGGAGTAGCTGCTCATCATGAGCCGGAAAATGAAGTTGTTAGGGATTCGAGAGAAAAATGGGAAGTGGCAGGTGTTCGTGCATGTCGGCGGGAAATTCCTGAGCGAGGCGTTCCCCCTCGATACACCGCTGGAAGTCATGCGCGCCTGGCGGGAGGATCGCAAGTACGAACATCGCATGATGGCCGCGCCTCGGTCATCGTTCGCCGCGGACATCGAGACCTACCTGGCTCGCATTAAGGC